TCCCGTACCCGAAGCGACAATATCTCTTGCAGGAACGGTAAGTGCGTTGAAGTTCATTGATGTTGGTGGTGGATTTAATTTTGGTACAAAAAATCCTTTTGCATTATTGGGTATCAAATACAATTTTTAGGAATATTCACGAATAATAACAATGAATGACCACTTTGCTTGTTGATGGGGATAATTTGTTAACAATTGGGTTTTACGGTGTTAAAAATTACTTCTATAAGGGTGAGCACATTGGGGGAATATATCATTTCCTCAATACCCTTAGAAGATCTTTTGAAAATTATCATTTAGATAAAATAGTAGTCTTTTGGGATGGAGAGGAAGGATCTTTATCGCGCAAAAAGCTGTACAGTCATTACAAGGAAAATCCAAAAACCAGATTAAAAAGTGAGAATGAAGTAAACTCTTATAAGTATCAAAGACAGAGAGTTAAACAATATTTAGAAGAAGTATATGTTAGACAGGGAGAATATAAGTATTGTGAGACAGACGATTGTATTGCATACTATACTCAAATCACTCCAGAGGAAAAGAAAATCATTTTCTCATCAGACGGAGATCTAACACAACTTGTTAATGAAAAAACGCAACTATATAACCCATCGCATCATAAAATATATAAGCCGCGAGATACATTTGTATATGATCATGAAGAGGTATTAATAGAAAACATCAAATTGGTTAAAATGTTATGTGGAGACCCTTCCGACAATATAGCGGGAATCCGAAATCTTGGAATTAAAAGATTAAAGGAACTGTTCCCCGAAATTGTGACTCAACCCTTGACTTTAGAGTATATTAAGTATAAGACTAATTTTCTTTTCGAACAGGATAAGGAAAATAAAGTTATACAAAATCTTATAACAGGGGTTACTAAACGTGGAGTATTTGGAGAAGAATTCTTCCAGGTTAATAGTAGTATTGTTAGTTTAGATGAACCGATTTTAACAGAGGAGGCAAAAGCTAACATAAACATGTTAATAACAGAAACTTTAGACCCCGAAGGAAGGTCTTATAAGAACACAATGAAAATGATGATGGAGGATGGATTGTTTACGGTTCTTCCTAAATCAGATGATGCATGGATTAAATTTTTAAATCCATTCCTCAGATTAACTAGAAAAGAAAAAAATAAACGCTATACAAATATAAAAAGATAAAGATATGCAAAATCAAGACTTTACTAAATTCGAATTTCTTTTAACTCTAGAAAGAAACATAGTTATTCAAAGATATTTTAATGTTCCTAATTATAATCCAAAGACCAGAAATTCGCTATATTTATACGAATGTGTAAAATATATTTGTGAGGAAATTGCAGAGGATTTGAAAATGAAAACATTGGATTATTTAAATGAAGATCACAAATCTTTCCTCGATTTCAACTATGAAGAACTCACCACTAAACCCGATGAAGAGTATTTTTTATTAAGAATATTATTGGGTGAAGAAGTATTTATTTCTAGGATTTTCCCTGCTCATATTTATCATCCAAAAGCAAGATATGCGGTGGATATTAGGCCGAAGGTTAGAAGAATATTATTAGATTTAACGAATGTTTTATCAGCTGATGTCACAACTAACACCTACCTACAATATGAGATAAGTTAAGAGTGAAAATATATAGAAATGAACGATAAAAATTTTGGTTATTTAGGAACAGGATTTCAGCAGCAACTGCTTAAAACAATCGTCGAGGACAAGAAATTTTCAATTATAATAATAGATTCCATAGAAAGTAAGTATTTCGACGGCCCTTACTTTAAATATCTTATGGAAAATATAAAAGAGTTGTATAACTTATATGGGGTAATCCCTGATTATACGACACTTGAACAAAAAATATTAAAAGAAAATCAGGGAATTTCAAGTAGGGTACATATAGATACCTTGAACGCAATTCGTGAGCTCGATCTGCCAAATGCGGGGTATGTCAAAGATACGTCATTAAATTTCTGTAAACAACAGGTGATGAAAAAATCACTGAAAGAAGTTGAGGAAATTATGAATAATGGTGATTTCGAGGAATATCATAAGATCGAAGAAATTATTCAGAAAGCGTTAATGGTGGGATCAACAACTGATTCTGTGATAGATATTTTCGAAAATGTCAGAGAATCGCTAGAAGACGATAATAGAATTCCATACCCAACAGGAATTGTGGGGATCGATAATCTTCTTAAAGGTGGAATTGCTAAACGTGAACTTGCTCTATTGATCGCTCCGCTTGGTATTGGGAAAACTAGTTGGCTTACTAAGGTAGCAAACACCGCCTATAATGTTGGAGGAAATGTTTTACATATATTCTTTGAGGATAATGAAAATGATATTCGAAGAAAACATTACACATGTTGGACAAAATATTCCGATACAGAACAAAGGGATCATAAGGACGAAGTCGTTCAAATTGTTGCGGAAAAGAAGTCAAGTAAGAATTTTCTTAAACTTGTAAAACTGGCACCAATCGGAGTTTCGGTCAGTGATATTAGATCAATAGTGAGGAAGATGAGATCAGAAGGTCAACATATTGACATGTTGGTTATTGATTATGTCGATTGTATTTCAAGTGAAAGGGCAACTGATGGTGAAGAATGGAAAGGTGAAGGAACGATTATGAGAAGTCTGGAGGGGATGAAAGATGAATTCAATATTGCAATATGGGTGGCAACACAAGGTAATCGTGAGAGTATATCATCTGAGGTTGTTACAACAGATCAGATAGGAGGATCAATTAAAAAGGCACAGATTGGACACGTTGTGATATCAGTAGGTAAAACCCTTGAACAGAAAGAACATAATTTGGCTACGGTTACATTACTTAAAAGCCGTATCGGTAAAGACGGAGTGGTATTCACAAATTGTAAATTCAATAATGAATATCTTGATATCGACACGGATACACAGAATACTCTTCTTGGTCATGAAGAAGAAAAAGCCGAGAAAAAGAGAGAACATATAGCTGAAGTATATAAGGCAGGTAGAGAAAAAGAGACCAAGCTTATAACTGAACAAGTTAATAAGATATTGGAATCAAAAATCACTACTCTTAATCAATCCCATGAAATTGAACAAACACAAGAAGTGATTGATGAAGTTGGTGCCATTGAGATTAAAGATGATATTGAGGGAGCAACTGAAGGAGCTGTTGTAAAAGATGAAATATCACAAGAAGAAAAAAATAAGCAAAGGTTAAAGGATCTTGCCAAAAAGAAAAAGTTAGAAGAGACGCATAAATGGCTGATGGAATCGGAGGTGAACACCACCTAAAAAATATAGGAGAAATATGCAATAGAAAATAAATTAAAACAATAATATAATCCTATGACAGAACAACCAGGAAAACCGTATACAAGATATACAAAAGACGAAGTAATAAAAGCAACCACAGCATATTTTAAAGGAGACGAATTAGCCGCAGATGTATGGACCAAGAAATATTGTTTAAAAGATGAACATGGTTATTATGAACTCACTCCAGATGATATGCACTGGAGAATTGCTAACGAATTGGCAAGAATTGAATTAAAATATGAAAATCCACTATCTGCAGAGGAAATTTATAAAACTCTTAAAGGGTTCAATAGAATAATTCCACAAGGATCTCCAATGTCGGGAATTGGTAATGATTTTCAAGTGGTTTCACTTAGTAATTGTTTCGTTATTGGAAACGATGGTGAATCTGACAGTTACGGTGGAATAATGAAACTCGATCAAGAGTTGGTACAATTGGAAAAGAGACGCGGAGGCGTTGGAATGGATCTTTCATTTGTTCGTCCTAACGGAAGCCCAGTAAAAAATAGCGCTATTACATCTACTGGCGTTGTTCCTTTTATGAAAAGATTTTCTCGTAGCACTGAAGAAGTAGCACAGGATGGTAGAAGAGGAGCTTTGATGGAGAGTATATCAATACGGCATCCAGACGCCGAATTATTTATTGACGCTAAATTGGCTCAAGGAGCAGTTACTGGAGCAAATATTTCAGTTAAGATACATGATGATTTTATGGAAGCGGCAATGTCAGGAATTCTATATAACCAACAGTATCCAGTATCGGGTGACGCAAAATACACAAAAGTAATTGATCCCCAAAAACTCTGGAAGAAAATTATATATAATGCATGGAAATCAGCCGAGCCAGGAGTTCTTTTCTGGGATCAGATTATACGGGAGAGTATTCCTGATTGTTATGCAGATCAGGGATTCGCCACGATTTCAACCAATCCTTGTGGTGAAATTCCTCTATGTCCCGATGATAGTTGTCGGTTATTATGTTTAAATTTATTTGGGTATGTAATAAATCCATTTACAAAAGAATCAGAATTTAATTGGTCTCTTTTTATAGATGATGTCATTAAAGCTCAAAGATATATGGATGATATTATTGACTTAGAAATTGAAAAGATTGACGCAATATTGAGTAAAATTGAGTCAGATCCAGAATCTGATATGTTGAAAATGGTGGAAAAACAGATGTGGGAACGAATTAAAACAAAAACAATTAATGGCCGTAGAACGGGTCTTGGTGTTACAGGTGAAGGTGATATGTTGGCGGGTTTAGGATTAAGATATGGCACAGATGAAGCGACCGATTTCAGTGTTCAGGTTCATAAAACACTTAAATTAGAAGCTTATTGGTCTTCTACTTTTCTGGCAGAAGAACGAGGATCATTTCCAATTTATGACGCTCAAAAGGAAAAAGATAATCCGTTTATAAATAGAATTTTAGAAGAATGCCCAACTTTATGGGATCATATGATGATACATGGCCGTAGAAATATTGCATTACTTACCATCGCACCAACAGGGACTTCAAGTATTATGACGCAAACAACATCAGGGATAGAATGCTGCTTTGCCACATATTATAAGAGGCGTAGAAAAATAAATCCACAGGAAAAAGATGCTCGAGTTGATTTTATAGATCCAGAGGGAATTTCATGGCAGGAATATCCCGTATTTCATCATAAATTTGAAATGTGGCTTGAAATTAATGGATATGATATTAATGCTGTGAGATTATTAAAAGATAATGATCTTGAAGAAATTATAAAACAGTCACCATATTATAAAGCAACGGCTAATGATGTGGATTGGGTTAGAAAAGTTGAGATGCAGGGTAAAATTAATCGTCATGTTGATCATAGTATAAGCTGCACTATAAATTTGCCATCAGATGCAACCGAGGAACTCGTTTCTAAGGTCTATGAGACAGGTTGGAAGTCGGGATGTAAGGGAATGACTGTTTATCGAGATGGTAGTCGTAGCGGTGTCCTAATCACTAATACGGACAAAAAAGAGCCAGAGGAGATACATGTGCCTAAGCGTCCGAAGAGGTTGAAAGGTGAGATTCATCGTTTTCAGAATAATTCTGAAAAATGGATAGCTGTCGTCGGATTGAGAGATGGAAGGCCAATTGAAATCTTCACAGGTAAACTTGAAAATGGATTAAGTAATTTATCACCAAGTATAAAAGAATGCGAAGTTGTAAAAAATATCATAGAAGCTGAGATAATGGATGTCGACACCAACACAATGGTAAAAACCAGAATCAAAAGATACGATATTGAGTATGTTGACCCTAATGGCGTTAAACAGGTTCATGAAGGTCTAAACCAAGCATTTAATCCTGAATTTTGGAATTACGCAAAATTGGTGTCAGGAGTTTTGAGACATAAGATGCCGATAATTTATGTATATGAATTAGTTGAATCTTTGAAATTTCCAGAAGTTCACATTAATACATGGAAAAATGGTGTACTTCGAGTAATAAAAAGATATATCAAAGACGGACAGAAGGGTAAAGGTAAATGTCTCGAATGTGGAAGTGAGAGTTTAGAATATAGTGAAGGTTGCCTCACTTGTAAAAGTTGTGGTAGCAGTAAATGTTCCTAACAAATAGTTTTCAAACTTAATTTCCGATATTTAATCGCAATGACGCTACTCATTGCGATTTTTTATTTCATTATATTTATGAAATATGGCGACATACGGTATAGATTATCCATTTAGAGATAGTCAAATTGGAAATTATTTAAGAATGACTTCGACACCTGAGAGGGAAGTTAGAGCTGATCTTATACATTTATTATTAACAAGAAAGGGTAGTCGATACTTTTTACCTGATTTTGGTACTAGATTATATGAATATATTTTCGATCAAAATGATGTGGTGGCATTTAACCACATAGAGGATGAAATAAGAGAGGGGATACGAAAGTACATTCCCAATTTAGATGTAAATTCAATAACTATTATGTCAGCAGAGGACGATCCTGAAACTCCCCCAATGCCAGCAGAAGAAGAAGATGCTCGTTTGTTTAGAGTTTCTGATGACTCATCTAAGCCATATACAGCAAGAGTTAAAATAGATTATACCGTTAATAATGGAACATTTTCAACATCAGATTTTATAATTATCAACATATAATGGGAAGGATAAAACTATATGATATTGTAACAGAATCAATTGAAAAAGATATGTTTGAAGGATTTGACGAAAGTGAATTAAAAGAAGATTATCCAGTTAATTTTGATATTTTTAGTTTTAAAAATATGAGAAGTTATGCTGAAAAGGTAAGATACGCAGAGACTCATTTAGGTAAACCATTAGGTAGAGGTTCATCACGATTGGTTTATAGGGTAGATGAGAATAAAGTATTAAAAATTGCAAAAAATAAAAAAGGTATCGCTCAGAATGAAGCTGAAATAAATTGGGCTGACGATTATTACTTTGAAGATATATTAGCTAAAGTTTTTGATTATGATAGAGATAATAGTTACTGGACTGAAATGGAAGTCGCATTCAGAGCAACTATTAATGATTTTAGAAGGTTGTGGGGAATAAACTTTAAAGATTTATGGGGTTATCTTAAAATGAAACATGCTGAAAATAATGGTAGAAGGTCAATGTTTCATATCGAGCCTGAAGTAATAGAACAATTAGATAATAATGAACATGTTGCACAGCTTATAGATTTTATGATGAATTCAGATTCACCAGATGGTGATTTGAGTAAGTTAAATTCATGGGGCCGTGTACATAGATCTGAAGGAGATACTTTAGTTTTAATTGACTTCGGACTAACAAATGATGTATATCAATCATATTATGCTTAATAAATAAAAAAATGTCAAAAGGAATATCATACGCCCAAAGGGATTTCGCCAGTCTTAGAGATGACTTGGTGAAGTTAACACAACAATACTACCCTGATTTAATCTCTAATTTTAACGATGCGTCAATTTATTCGGTATTATTAGACCTAAATGCTGCGGTAGCGGATAATCTACACTTTCATATTGATAGAGTATGGCAAGAAACAATGTTAGATTTTGCCCAGCAAAGACAATCATTATTTCACATTGCTAAGACATATGGAATTAAACTACCAGGACTAAGGCCATCTGTCGCGTTATGTGACTTTAGTATAAATGTGCCGGTTAATGGAGATAAAGATGATGAAAGATATGAAGGAATATTAAAAGCGGGATCTCAAGTCTCAGGCGGTGGACAAGTTTTTGAAATTGTTGAAGATGTGGATTTTTCAAGTCCTTTTAATAGTAGAGGCGAATCCAACAGGTTAAAAATACCGAATTTTAATACTAACAAAAAATTAGTATCATACACAATAACAAAAAGAGAAGCCGTTATTAATGGTATAACAAGAATATATCGAAAAGTTATTACCGATGTGGATCAGAAACCATTTTTAAAAATATACCTTCCTGAAAAAAATGTTTTAGGAGCGATGTCCGTAATACACAAAGACGGAACAAGTTTTGGTGGAAACCCAACATCAGATGAATTCATTTCTTCGCCAAATAAATGGTACGAAGTTAAATCATTGATCGAGGATAAAGTTTTTATTGAAAATTCAACAGAAGCATCCGATAGTGAGAATTTTAAAGCTGGTGATTATGTTAAAGTTACTAATAAATTTTGTACGGAATACTTACCCGAAGGTTATTTTGTGTTGACTTTTGGATCTGGCAATGTTGATCCAATGGATAATTTAGACAATTATATGAGTGGAACAATGAATGTAAATCTAGCGACATTCTTGAATAACACATCATTGGGCGCAATACCAAAACCAAATACGACATTGTTTATAAAATATAGAATTGGTGGAGGTAAAGATACAAATATTGGTATTAGCGTTATAACGACCATGGACACATATGATTATATGGTAAATGGTCCAAATGTTTCGATAAATAATCAAGTGAATCAATCAATGAGAGTAACGAATGTTACTCCAGCAATTGGTGGGGCAGATGCTCCAACGATTGAAGAAATAAGAAATATGATAGCCTATAATTTTGCCGCACAGAACAGAGCGGTAACATTAAATGATTATAAATCAATGATTGAAACCATGCCATCTACTTTTGGAGCTCCAGCTAAAGTTAATGTGATGGAAGAAGATAATAAAGTTAGAATTAAAATGTTATCATATGACGAAAATGGTAATTTAATTGATACCGTTTCAAATACATTAAAAAATAATGTGTTAAATTATCTTTCTAATTATAGGATGCTAAACGATTATTTAGATATACAAAGTGGTGAAGTGATAGATATGGGGTTAGAAATCGATTTAGTTGTCAATAAGAACGAAAACTCAACAGACATTATAAAATCCGTTATTGAACAGACAACAGCATTTTTTGATCCCGCAAAAAGGAAAATGGGAGACCCATTATTAGTTGGTGATTTAAAAAGAGAAATAGGTAATGTTGCTGGCGTCGTAAATGTGGTAGATATCAGAGTATTTAATAAAACAGGTGGAAGTTATTCCTCATCTCAGGTATCTCAGTCATATGTAAGTAATGTAACTAAAGAAATTCGTCAGTCAGATAGTACCATATATATGAAGTCAAATCAGATATTTCAGATTAGATTCCCCAATGTGGACATAAAAATAAGAACAAAAAATCTCTCTTCGACTACATACTAATTTGTTTTTTATGTATCTTATAGAAAACTGAGAAGTTTCTATTTATATATAGATGATACAAAAGCATAGAATATATACGAACATAGGTCGAGATCAGAAAATTAATGTTGAAATTAAACAAGAGTGGGACCTCATGGAAGTCCTATCTCTAAAGTTCTCACAAAAAGATATATACGCGTCAGGTAATTGTTCTGAATATGGAGTTGTTGTAGGTCGTATTTCAGCTAATAATGGATTTGGTATCCCCAATGCAAAAGTCTCAATTTTTATTCCGCAAAGCGATCTCGATGTAGATGATCCAGTTATTTCAAAATTATATCCATATACAAGTGTGATCGATAAAGATGAAAATGGATATAGATATAATTTATTGCCAGCAAGACAGCAACATTCCGGACATTCACCAACGGGAACATTTTTTGATCAAGAAGATATATTAACAAGAGAAGAAGTTCTTCAGGTATTTGAAAGTTATTACAAATATACTGTTAAAACGAATAGCGCAGGAGATTTTATGATTTGGGGCGTTCCAGTTGGGACGCAAACATTACATATTGACATAGATTTATCCGACATTGGATGTTTTTCACTTAGGCCGTATGATTTCATTAAAAAAGGAGTCGGAATTGACGAGTTTGAAAGATATTATAAGTTTAAATCAAGTTCTGATATTGATGGATTACCTCAGATTGTTTCATATGATCAAACTATAAATGTTTATCCATTTTGGGGTAACGAAGAATTATGTGAAATAGGAATAACAAGAACAGATTTTGATTTAACAAGTAAGGGTATTAAAATAGAACCGATATCATTAATATTAGCGTCGTCAGTAACAGATGATAATAGTGACGCGGTTAAAAGAAGTGGACGAATCAAAAGAAATACAGGGTATAAATGTAATTTACAGACCACAAGTGGAAAAGTTGAATGTATCCGTTACACGGGGAATAAAGTTTATGCATCTGATGGCGTTACGCTTTATCCAGAATTAGAAACTTTAAATATTACCGAAGTTATTGATGAAGATGGCGTTATTATGGCGGTTCTACCGATGAATTTAGAATATGTATACACAAATGAACTTGGAGAGCAAGAAACAACAAACGACGCAAATAAAGGAATAGCCACGACAGCCATCGCCAGATTTAGATTTAGTTTAGATATATCAGATGGTAAAACAACAGCGGCAAAATATCTTGTACCAAATATCCGAGAATTTAATCCAAATCCATATGGAACATCTCATGGATATGGTGATAATATTGAGTATAATGAAGGAATGCTAGCAACATATCAATTTTCGGAAGTATTTGAAGATTATATAGTGATAACACCGCCGATAACAGGAATGACAAATTCCACAAACTATGGTGCGGCAGAAAAAGCCAATAAAAGGGATTTAATGCTTGGAGTTAATACCAACAATATACCTGAAGATTATTTTTATAAATTCATATATGGTAAAGCATATACGGTTTCCTCATTTCAAGGATCTCATTTTGATGGGAATAGACGAGATTCATTTTTAGGTATTAAACAAATAAGGCCAACAGCAGATGAAGATTGTGCGTCTAGCGCTAATTATCTTCCAACTAATTTTGCATTTAAAAATAGAGCTAAGTTTAATTTAATATTATCTCAGGTACTATTATTTTTACAATATATTGTTACTGTTATTTTTGTAAAGGTTGGTGAATTGTTGGGGAGATTTTTTCATAGCATATCTAGATTTTTTTATGGATTAGGTATTCGTTCATGGAGGCCATTCAGAAGATTTTCTGAACAGCTAGAGGATCTGGCGTATAGAATTCAAGATAGGTTTACCCAACAACTTCCTTTAACAATTTATCCAGATTGTGAGGAATGTTCGACTGTAAATGAATCCGTTTTATCTGATACATCATATGCTGATTCATATTGTAGGATGGCGGAAATTAAAATGAATGTTGATATATTTCCAGGTCCAATTAATTTTGCGAGATTTATTATCGAAAATGTTCAAACAGATGCTAATTATCGTAATACTATAACAGATTCGACTTTTTTAACTGGCGATACGGAAACATCTAATTTTTTTCCTGGAGAATATGCAAGAGATCCTGATAGTCCATGTTCAGGAGCAGATCCATTACTTTTTGGAACTTTAGGCGACTTGTCAACACAAACCACATACATTGAAGGACTGGGTACTGTGCCAAAATATGTTGTTGAAATATATGGATGGGCAAATACAACTGGACAAACTATTATAAGTGAATATGTTGCAAATATTCAGTATCCACCTCAAAGTTCTGAAGATATTTGGTTTTCAGATGAAGGGGGGAATTGGGTTGTGTTGACTCCTTTTGATGTATTTGAAGAATTAACAGGTATTGATATTAATAGCACAACGCCTATTTGGACGCCTGATGTGACATTTGTTGTTATAAGAATATATGATAGATCATTGCCGAAAGCTTCAATATTAACAGGCACAACCACTACTCAAATTGAAGAAGGATGTACCAAATATGATAAGGTATATAATGAAGGCATAACAATGTCATATATTTGGTCATCGGGAACGACATATGGAAGCACATATTCGCCTTTAAATCCTAATAGTGGAGTATACACAGAAGATCCAACATATATGGAATCGTTCTATTCAGACGCTGTTCGCGTTAATTTATTATCAACAGTAATTGGTCGAAGTGGTACTCTGAGAATGCCAAGATATAAGCCATACCGTAGAATAGGGAGAGGAATATATGATAGAAAAACTAAATCGGGATATTCTGAATTTAGAGATGGTGAGTTTACTATAATTCCAGTAATAAAAGGTACAAGCAAGAATTTTCCAGCTATACAAGAATGGTATAGACGAAAAAGAGTCGGGATATCATTTTGTGGCGGAGTTATAAATTATTCGTTTATAGATAATTGGTTAAATGGCTTATTGTATTTTTTCAAATTTGATAAAAGAGTCCGATGGGACAATGAAGATATATATGACTTAAATCAAAGAGGAACCAGATATCCACGAGAACTTGTTTTCTTTAATATATTAGATAAAAATTTTTATTATAGGAGCACGCCTTATAAGTTATTAAGCGGATTTAGAGGTCAATTAAATTCAGACAGTGGAACTTTCGAAATTTTGCATCCTACCACTTTTTATGACGCTGGAGTTAGGGATGAGTTTTTATATGAAATATGCTATGACTCAGCAGTTGATCCTGCATGTTCAGTAATTAGGGATATTGGGTCAACATCTTATCAGGACGCAGCAAATATTGTAGAATATGCTATAAATTATAGGATGGATATTACTAATTCAAATTTCGATATAAATGATTTTTTCAATGGGCCAGCATACAACCATAATATAAAAGTTTTTGATGGAGATATTACCCAATTAATGTCAATTAACTGTGAAGCAGGTATCGAAGCGTTTGATTTAGATAGTCCTCATTATTTTATGTACAATGGAGAATATTTAGATCCTGAATCTCCAATTTATAACGAATATTTTAAATCGGGCAGTGATTTTGGGCCAACGCCAATAGATTTAAAATTCGATTTTAATGGAGAGCATGTGAGAGCGTGTCTTAATAATAGGTTAGGGGATTACTCCCAAAAGGTTCCATTTTATTTATGGAATAAAGGAGGCACCGGATTTGGAGGTTATGGCAGTCTATCTGATGATCAAGCATGGGACAAAACAGCAATTGCTTCGATGCCATTACAAAGAATATTCTCTGTAAGTGGGGTAACCGAAACCACAATTTACGATTCTTTATTTTTGAGAACAGGAAGAACAAATTATTTAATGCCAGATGGTGAAGAAGAATATCTTTTAAAGCCTATGACTATAGACCATAGTACATTTAGTGTAACTGGTGATACTGTAGATATGTTAGAACGATTTGAAGTGGTTAGTTACTACCCAGCTGATACATCAGCAAATGGAGCTTTGCAATATATCGAAGGAGATCTATGGCTATATGTCATATCAGGAACAACAAAAGATCCTCTAACGGGATATATATATGTCGTCGTTAATAAAACATGGGTTATGCAATCATATGATAAATATGAAAGCGGATATAGAGAAACATATATACCTCAAACTGTTCTAAATTATTATGGACAGCGTCAGGTGCTATCATCTCCTTTCTTATTTTATTTCGGGTTAAGACCTGAAAAATCAGCGTTGGATTTATTAATGAAATATTTTGGACCAAAAGGAGCGTTTTCATCAGGTATAATTACTTGTCCTGTTTCTGATATAGTTCCAACACCAACAATACCCCCTACGCCACCATCAGTAACACCAACAGTGCCACCTACGCCTACCCCACCACCTGAAGCACTCTATTATAGATTACTTAGATGTATAGATAATATTGATACATACTATTGTACATATCCGTCAAAACGTCTTGAATATGAAACAGCCGTATGGGGAGCGGTTGAATGTGGTTCAGATTACGCATATAAAGTCATCAATTGGACATCATCTCTATCAGATTATGATGGGTTTGCAGAAGTTAGTATTACATTATCCGCATATGGTCCATGTTATAATTGCCCAGAAAATGGCGGAGGTCTGATTACACCGCCTCCCACTCCGCCAGCGTATTCAGTGGTTACTTTGATGAGAAATGACGGGTATCCAGCATCGATTACATGTGGATATTCACCATCATATGGTTTTCAACATCAGATAACAGGATATGTAAATGCGCAGGTAATAATTCCACATACGGGAGGTTATGTTGTTTATGTAGATACAACATGGCTCATGCCACTTGAACCAAGTGGATATGAATGGGGTATAGTATATGATGGATCTCCAACAGTAGAACATACAGTTTATATGGGAACAGCAGAGCCAGGACTAATAACTGATTGGCAAAATTGTTAAATGTAAGATGGAAAATAAAAAAATCATATTACCAAAGTTTAGATACGAAAACGCTCCTGCAATCGATAGTCAGGTACGCATTGGTTTGGAAGAGGAAAAATCATTATTACGAACTGATGATAGAGATATTGTATTAAACTTAGCTGAACAATTCGCAAAAGAAAGGGTTGATTGTAAAAGGTATATGATATATGGTAAGATGAAAATGGTGTTTAGAAATTTATATTTTGGAGTATCTAACTATGACTATTTAGAACAAAGATTAGCATTATATAGTGATGGAACAGATGGGTGTTATGTAGGATATCTTCCATATGATGAATTTGCATTTTTAAGAAATGATATATATAGGGAAGCAGTAGATCCGATATCAGTGAGTTCTTTGAATACATTTTCTGGATTTACTCTGATTACATCTGGAACGACATTACATCAAGAAATTACGGCGCTTAACGCCCCAAATTTTAATTGGAATCTCTATCTAAGTCACATATATGGCCATGACACAGGGCATACAATGACATATACATTATCTGGAGACCCAAAAATTGAAGGCTATAATATATTAACTTTTCTTAGTGGCGATGGAATTCCATTCAGGGTTCAAAATGGAACAACTGACTATGTTTTGACAAGTCCAGTCATTCACGGTATCAGTCAAGGAGAATATGTGAGAATAAATTCAATACCTTATTATGTTAATTCTGTTGGAAATGAGGTTTATGATTCGGAAAACTATGTTATAAACATATCAAAATCACAATTAACAGGTGGTACTTTTAATGCATTAGTAAATGGTAAAAGATGTACAGATATTAACGATATAGATAATTCTACTTCAGATTATTATGTACATAAGCATAAAGTATTAACATCACCAGCTGATTATATTTTAGATAAGGTCGGATTCGAATCACCAATTTGGCAAGATGAAAAGAAATTGTTATTTGAAAATAGTGCGGGAGTAAATGATGTGGTTGTAGAAAGAAATCGAATGGAATCGGTTTTATTTGATTTTAAAGAGCCTTTCATATTAACTGGAATCACTAACAATTTAGGATATACTCCAACCGATCTATATATGACAATAGTTTTTAGAAATGGTAATGGATTTTTTGAATATCCTCCTAAAGTTGGATATAAATTTAACTTTCACGATTCTTGGATTGATGACCATTTTAGCGGAAATACAGCGTCTGAAATAGGTTTATCTGGTGACACATTTGTTATAAGTGGAATTACCTTTATATCAGGAAGAACAATGTCGGAAGGTGATACTTTATTTGGAGCATTTGTTGAATATAATCCTAAAGAAATGAAAGAAAGAATAATATCTGAATCATTTCATAAAATAGTTAGCAATATAAATGTATTTAACCATTGGCAGACATCGGGTTCAACATATTCTGGAGCGACAGTCGACAATCCAATAGGGTTATATTATCAATCGCATTACAGATTTAAAATGAGGGAATTATCCCCATATACCGAGACATCAAATACAGATAAAATAGAGAATTTGCCCGAAAATGCCAGGTATTTTGCTAACGAAAAATTATGGAGATGGAGAGATTTATATGATGATGGATATATTGATCCTGATGGATATGGGACTGATTATCCTTATATGAACGATATACATTATATACATAAAGATATTAACTTTTATTTAAGAAATGAACAAGTATACACAAATAAAGTTGATGGGCTCATTAGTTTTTATAATCGTGGAGATATAAACATATGTAATAATATTTCTATAACCCCAGTGGTGTCAGCTACGCCGTCAGCTACGCCATCATCAACACCAGCGCCGTCACCACCGTCGCCATCACCGTCGCCGTTACCACCGCCGATTACGATTGTATATATTACTAATGAATTTGGTTCGTCGTATAATATTACTAATGTGACAGTAGAAGGTGTACAAGTATCAGGAATGTCATTTCCAATATTACCTAATAATTCGTTAATTGAAGGGTATACAACTCAAATTTGGGGTAGTGCAAGTGTATGTATGACAATTGACAGTCCATCTTCTGGTGATCATTGGTATATGACTGGCATTTCTTGTCAAACAACAACTGGTGAGGCATTATTTTGCGGAAGTTGTGATACAACAAACACATTAACGATTGTATATGGGCCAGGAGCATGTCCATAATAATAATAAAATAGATGAAAATATTAAGAAACGATTCAAATCGAAATATTATACTCAATAGTGAAACTAATTTCAGAACAGATTTAGGATGGGAAGAGTCTTTTCAAGAATTTGAGCAGGACACTCTAAAATCTATTATTAATCCTGCAGTTAATTTTGAAACAGTTAGATATATACATAAACCATATACAGGAGGAACAGGAAATATAGAACAAACAGATATTTGGTTTTATTTTTATTTTTATAATAATGAAAATCCTCCTACGCATATAGGTGGATTAAATTATGAATATATTGGATTAACGCCAGAAGATAATACGAAAATTTTACGGGAAGATAATGATAGTTTTTTCAGATTAGAATTTTATAAAGTACCAGAAGGAGAAGATCCAAATAGTACAAACAGGAAGTTAGTATTTACCAAACATTTACCTATTCCATTAGGAGAGAAGGTTTTTTACACACCGATCAATGAACATATTTTTGTTCCCGTTTTTACAGGTTCTAATTATAGAAACAAAGAAAATATGTATTTGTTTTGGTTTCAGGATAATACTGTGTTAAACGGAACATTAATGTCAGGTGATACATTTTATATGACTGTAAAATTCTTTAATACTATTGATGGTCGAATAATGGGGTTTACAAATTATGATAAAATATATAGTGGATCGACAACTGAAGAGACAGATGTGTATTATAAAATGGTTATCGATAGAACAGATTACTCATATACAATATATTCAGGCACAACAGAAATTAGAGTTGGTTGTAGCGCCGATCCAATTAGGTTTTATTCAACATAAAATATGAAAAAAGATAGATACAAAATATTGTCAGGATCAACGAGTGGTATAACATATCAGTTACCAATATACTTGGAATGCTCGGTAGATGAAATGGGCATTATGGTAGGATTTGACGGTGAAATCGAACAAGTTGAACAATTTTGTAATTTCACATATAACGGATATTACCCCCCATCTCCAAGTGTTTCGCCATCGATTTCGCCATCGATAACGCCATCAATAACGATGACGCCATCGATTACGCCATCGATAACAACAACACCATCGATAACACCATCGATAACACCATCAATAACGCCATCGCCATCGATATGTTTATATTCTGTATCAATAAATCCTAGTCATTTAGAATATTATAACAATGGTTATCCATATAGTGGCCAAATGGGCAGGACAACTGTAACATCTAGTGCATCATGGACAGCTGAGGTAAGCGTTGATGAGGGAATAATAAATAGTATTACTACAAGTGGAAATGATCAGGATTTTCTAGAAGTTGTAATTATTGATGATAACGGGGTGCATACGGATTGTATGAGAGCGGAAATAGTTATTTGGTGTGGATGTGCCACAACCCTCTTATCGATATGTAGAGATGGAATAGTATGTACAAACGGATGTCCATAATAGAACCATTTGATTAATGGCTATCAGGAAATCTATGAGAGATAATGAGCATAAGGTTTAAATAGATAAAAAATGACGAATACAATTATAATATATAATTCTCTAAATACCAATAATCTCAAGACGCTTATTGATTCAGTATTTAGAATTTCTTGGGGAGATGGATCTCCAGACACAACTTTATCTATGCCGACAGTATATGATGTTGATTTACCATACGCTACGCACACATATTCGGGCAGTGGTATATATGATATTGAAATTACAATCGATTCACCATGGAAAGTTGAAAAGATAAAAAGAAGTGTTATTATTCCAATGGAGGATTATGATTTTCCAACAGATTTTGGAACATTAACATTTACTGTTCCATATACATATGATCCGCCAGTAACTGGTGTAACACAGGATTATTTAGAAGATTATAGAACATTAACAGGAGACACCGATGAATCATCCATATCATTTTTGGCAGCTGGGAAAAGTAGAATCGATGAGTTTAAAAAATATGGTAAAGGATACATATATTCAGGATTAACAACAGGGCATACAGAAGCTGGTGATTATACGGGATACACCATAGATGGCTTATTTTATATGGATTATTCTGGATACACACATATAACAGGTCAAACATCAAATTATGCTAATGAAGAATTGTATCAAGGAATGATAACACGAAATGAACATTTGATAGGATTTCTTGATGAACCACAGATTTATTCAGATATTTTTATTGAAAGAGGTAAACAGGGTGTAATGGAGAGAAATCTAAGATTGGGTGAGATTGATAGTACTGGAGAACTAGATATCTATGGAAGCGGTTATTTTAAAGTAAAAAAACAATAAAATTGGTATTTATATAAATAAAGAAATAAAATGAGTACAGGAGCATACGGGGTAATTAGACCCGCTGATGTAAGTCCCGAAGATGTCGAAATCATCTATCACTATGTGGTTGATAGAAACGCAAATTCGGAAGTAACATTAAAAAGTTTGGACGCAGCAACAATTTTAACGCCTGTTTATCACAATTCCGATACTACAGATGACGCCTACGCACCAAATGTTGAGATTTTAGGTGGGTTATATAATTTAAAGCTCGAATCAGCTGATTTCTCCGACCTGGGGATATATACCCTTCATTTGAGGCCAAAACAGATTAGAACGAAGATAACGGACTGTGCCGTGTTAGCATCTTTACCTTCAGTCAGGGGGTTAATAATAGATCTATCAAATGTACCTTCAGCCGATAGAAATAAATTTAGTCCACAAGGATTAGTTGGATATCGTATTGAATATATCAATCCGACTGATAATAAGAAAATTCCTAATTTTTATAGAATTATCACATCTAATTTTTATTGTGAGCCAGTTACAACTAATTTAACTAATACCACACAGAAGGCTGTTAGATATAGATATTCTGATAGTGCAACAAACTTAATGTTTTTAACAATAACTCCAAGTGCGGCGCCATCCACAAGGCCAACAACTGTTCCATATATTGGGCAGCCTGAACAAACTATTATTTTAACAAACACATATTTTAATCCAACTACTATTGAAATTGAAATGGTTGAACATGATGCACAGACATTGAGTTACGCTCTTTATGGAAATCAAAGTAAAGCAATTTCGAGTGGTATATACACAATATATGATAAAGATAAGAATATCTATAAACAGTTTAATTTATATGAAATTAAAGATGAGTACAATGAAACATTATATGAGCTTAGAGAAATAAGAACTGATATTGATGAATCATTAAACTTTGATACGATAACAGCATAATGGCAACTCACAAAGTACCTAGTCAAGCAGCAAGCGGAGCCGACACATTTAGCGATTTTCTGGTTGGACAGCAGTTTACTGATGGCACCAGTCAAATGACTAGTGGTAACTTTGCTATTGATAAAGTAATACCCGAAAAAGATAGTAAAGAATTTATAACCCAACCTTTTTCAGAGTTTATCACATTGGATGATATTCAAGAAGATGTCATCACTAACGATTCTGATAGCACAAATAGCACATCACAAGATATTAAATTTAATAACGATAAGAATAACGCTGATCGTTCACTTTATGGTTCTTTAAAACAGAGACTTGGAGTTTCGGTTTCAAATATCATTACAAAATATCCTGCGGCTATTATGGTAGATACCGCGTCTCCTATTGGTGTAAATAGTTTAAGTGCTGAGTCTGTTGTATATGATTCATATTTAAATACTACCGAATTTAAAGTGCAATATGCATTACTTTTTAATCCGTTAGATATTGTGTTAATTGAGCCACAAACTAATGTACTATCAACTACAGATGATAATATAAGAAATTTTTATTCATCATATACCAAATATGTAATTGATGTTAATAATAGTGTATTTGACATATTAGAATATACGGAGCCAGATATCGCCAATAAAATTACATTAAAAGTTGAAGGTAATTGTTTTAATAACTCAACTGGATTTACCGAAAATTATTTAATAAGGCCAAATGATGGAGTTGTTGAGGAATTTTATAACGGATTAGATGATTTAGAAACCGTATTATTAAATAGAGAGAGTAGTCCCATATTTAACGCAGGATTTAATGTACCAAGAGAAACTAATGGAGGATATAACACAGATACGATTACCGTGTATGCCAATTGGCCAGTTTCACGAGATGGATGGAATATTCAAATAACTGGTGTTAATTATGATTATTATATTAGTCAGTTAAGTTCTTTGGGAGACGAAAGTGATAGTTATAAAGCCAATTTAATTATTAGATTTTTAACTGCTCCACAACTTTATGAATTTGATACTGAGGAAAAAAAGATAGAAGCCATATTTCAAGTTTACGGTCAAAGTTTTGATAGGGTAAAGAAATTTATTGATAACATCGCATATATGCGAAATGTAAGTTATGATGGAATTAATAATGTTCCCGATGTGTTATTAAAAAATCTATCTGAAACCCTTGGATTTTCAACTATTAGTTTATTCGATGAAAAAAGCTTATCAGAATCTTTATATACAAGACACGATCCTCAATATGATGGAGTGTCAACTGGTGTTAATCTAATTGAAGCTGAGCATGAATTTTATAGAAGAATATTAGTCAATCTTGCTCATCTATATAAATCAAAAGGAACTAGAACAGGTATAGAATTCTTTTTGAAGTTTATCGGAGCGCCAGAACCTTTAATTAGATTTGATGAATATGTTTATATGGTTGATTCCTTATTACCTTCAAAAGATATTGAAGAGGATATTTGGGAAGCAATGCAAGGAACTAGAGTAGTTAATATTGTATCACCATTAACTGGCATTACGGGATCTACAATGATTGTGACAGGGTATACTTTAATTCAATTAACTGGCTCAACAAGTTTAACAAGAGATAACTATCCTGTTGATGAAACTACAGGGTTACCACGAAAAATTACATCTTCGGATGGTTCAATATTCTTTCAATTAGGAGCTGGCTGGTATAAAAAAACATTAGATCATAGATCTCACGATATTTTAGATGTGGCAAATTCTGATTTATCAGGCAGAATAAAAACCATTAAAACAATGTCCAAACCATTTACACATGGTGAGGACTATTTTGACGCGTATCGTAAACTTCCAGGATTAGATTATGGATATGGTTTATTAAGTAAAGTTGATAATAAAAAAATTGAAAATGTTACCGATGAAAATCTGTCAAAATTAACACTGAATAGAAAAAATATGCATGTGTTTTTAGCGGCGGATAGGGCAATAGATTATGATTTATATAGAAAATCAAGAGATTTATCGTTAACTTTTCATACATTAACGCCTCAGACAGGTAGGACATTTGCTGAGTTTTTAGATAAAATGTTAAGCATTGTCGTTACCAATTCGCATGTTATGAGATATCAGAAAAGTTATGTTGATATGGTGCAGATGTATGCTGCTTATTATCAAAGTAACGAATTTAAACCCTATAATTATATTTCGGTATGTGATTTTATAAATAAATTATCTCCTTACTGGACAAGCATAATTGATCAATTTGTACCTGCTACAACACTATGGTTAGGTGGAAATTTAATTGAAAATGGATATGGATATGGATCGGGTCCAGGGTCGGGGCATAGATATTCACAACCATGTCTTCCAGTTACATATACCGAAATTCTTTATCCGGATTTTGAAACTGTAATTCGTGAAGATCTTGCAACAATTATTGGTGGAGGTTCTATTGACGGATTAGATACATCATTAGAGAATTTTAGAGGGGTTCAACTTTTTGGCGGAGTTATATTTCAAATATCATTAGTTATTAATGGTAATTTATATAGTATTGAAACACCTAATTTAAAACCATTTTCAACATATATTCCGCCAACTAATAATTGTACAACATTAACACAGACATCTGATAGTATTCCACTACTTTGTGGATATGAATATTCAGGAAATACCTGGTCATTATTTAATGGCGGCGATACTGTAGAGTATATGAAGACTATATGGAAAAATACTCTAAATGAACTAATATCAGATATGGTATCTGGCGAAACTGGATATACAATAACGGTAGAATATTTTACAGACATTGATGGTATTGAAAAAGTAAAGTTTACAATATCATCAAACGAATATTACAATGTGAATTGTAATTCGGAATTTGATTACTATTTTGCTCCGATTCTTAATTTAACGAAGCAGGATTGTTCTTTAGAAGTATATGTAGAATCCTCGTCACCAATTTATAGTGGTGATACTAGTTGTGAATTATTTGCTGATTTATATTTTACCGTTAGTGGAGCTACTGGAGATGAAATGGGAAGAGGATCGGTTTATGTACATCAGGAATGTGATAATGATGTGAATGTTAACCCAAAAATACAACAAGTTGCGCCATGTGTGTTTATGATAAGTGGTTTTAGCGAATGTGATCTTATTCATTTAATATTCACAGATGCTTCGAATTGTGAACAAAGAATAGAAGTTGACGGTCTACAATTAATGGTCGTTGAAGTAGATACTAATATTAGTGGATTTACTACAAATCCAATAGTAGAATATAGACCAAGTTTTAATTATGGATTAAGAAAAGGAACTGCTGTTTATAAAGTTATTGGATCCCCATCGATTCCATCAACATGGGAAGATCTTATCACAGCAATAGCAGGAGGTAGTATTAGTGGAATAACAATCGAGAACATATCAATTGGTGATACAGTATTATCTCTTTCTTTAAAACCTTATGGTGATTTATCCGCTCAAGATTTTAACGATGCATATATTAATGGATATCAATTTGCGTTCGATTATGATTTTATTACTGTTGAAAATAAAGAATGTTTTAGTACGGTAAAATCACACATTGTTAATGAAGAATTTGAGATTTTACCGACGAGTAAAATATTAGTGTATACTAATATGAATACTCAATTAGAGACTGTATTATATCATTTTGAGTATAAGTACCCAGAAGATCTTTATATTGGAGATTTTATGATTAATCAATATGGATTTCCAATTGAAGTATCTGGAATCACATTAAATTATTGTAGCGATGATAATTATAAAAAAATATATTATCAAATAAATGTTAGTGGAAGTTCGGATAATGGTTATGTTATTTTATTTAATGGTGAATTAGGTAATACTAATAATATCATAGTAAGGTACACCGAAGAAAAATTTGATAATATAGACTACAATCTACATCAATATTTTGTTGCATATGGACAAGATGAGAATTCGCCAATAAATCGACAGTTTATAAGATCTTGTGGACCTAATGGATGGACTGGGGCTACTGAATGTGATGATATAATTGTAAATGTTTCACCAACACCAAGTATATCTATATCGGCAACTGCTACACCTACTCCAACGCCGATGGCAACGGCAAGTCCGACTCAAACTGTAACACCAAGTATAACACGAAGTATAACACCAAGTATAACACGAAGTATAACACCAAGTATAACACCAAGTATAACACCAAGTATAACACCAAGTAGATCACCGAGTATAACGCCAAGCAGGACTCCAACTACAACACCACTTCCTGTACCAAGCAGAACACCAAGCAAGACACCAAGTGCAACACCAAGCAAGACACCAAGCAAGACACCAAGCATTTCGATAGCTCCGAGTAGAGAGCCGAGCAGAACGCCAAGCGTAACACCAAGCAGGACATCAAGTGTAACACCAAGCATTTCTATACTTCCAAGTAGAACTCCAAGTAGAACTCCAAGTACGACACCAGATATAATTCCAAGTATGACACCAATTATTATGATAACCAGGACGCCAAGCCGGACTCCAAGTATAACGCCAAGCAGAACGACAAGTATAACGGTAACGCCAACGATAAGTAAAACTCCAAGTATGACTCCATCAACAACAGCATGTGATGTAGATGGAATACTTATTGGTATTACTCGTATACTTGAACCATCGCCAACACCAACACCAAGTACAACGCCAAGTATTACCCCAAGTGTTTCTCCAAGACCAATATATTATGGATGTACAGAATGTAATTTAGATTTTTCTAGTGTATCTGGTGGATATTTCTTATCAGCAGGTAATTTAACTTCTACTTGTACTGTTGGAGAATATGTTATCGAATGGAGAACAGATAGTATAAGCGGGCCAATAGAGCTTATATCTGGATCTGAAGGCGCTCCTGATATACAACAAATACATCCATTTACGAATGATATTGTTCCACAGGGAACATATTATCCAGTTATTAAGTATGTTTATTTAAATGGTATTAAATATACTCCATATTTAAGTGAATTATCTGGAGGCGCACGATATAGTCCTGATTTGTTGACATGTATTGATACGGAGATTATTATTTCTCCAATTACATGTTCATCAGTATTAAGTGACGATACTGTTTATCCGTTTGTTCTAACATATAGAAATGCCGTTAATACAAGCGAAGATAAATCAAGAACACTATCGTTTGGGTTGTCAAATACAATAACTTATTTTGCATGGGAATTCGCAGCTTTTGATGTTGCAGATCAATTAAAAATATCATATTGTAAACCAGGTGATCCAATAGGCATATTACTTGATAACTTTATTGTTGGAACAAGATCATCTAGTGGGGTTCAAAATTCATTAGTGACAGATCTTTATCCTGCAGATTATCCAAACAATCCTAAAATATATAACTATGGATTGTATATGCATCGGGCATATGGAGTTAAATATGTAACTGACCTATCAGGATTATCAGATATTGGAAACTTTGCAGATGAAGGCGGTTATTTAAAAATTGAAATACTTGGTGCTATTTACGAACCAACTAATCTTGATACCAACTGGGATATTAGAATGAAATGTTTTGATAGTGTTGATTTATCGTTCCCAGATACAGATATAAGTAAAATATCGGGTGGCGTACAGATAGCATATTCTGGAGATCCAGATTGTTATTTTAATTTGACTTACAATACAATTAGTTCATTTACAACATCAGATATAGATTATAAACCATATTCACCGTATTTCTTATGGAAATATACGGATATGTATGTAACAGTTTATCCTAATTCTGTCTCAAATATGTATGGGACAAATCCAGCAAATGTAACCAATACTTGGAAAGATACATCATATAATGATCCATGGATATGGAACGGAAGCATTTATCAATGTACTAATTTATCAACGCCAGAAGATACAGCAACCGTAACGCCAATATCAACAACGGGAGTAAGATTAGAATTTACAAGTAGTGTTGACTATGATAAATTTGTATCCAATATCGCTTCCATTCAGGGATCTCCTGGATATACGGAATCTATGAGTGCGGACTCAACAGATATTGAATACTATGGTTATTATTTAATAAGTTGGGTATACGCTCCTAGTAGTTGTGGCGACTCAAAGGTATCCACATATCTTTATATATCTCTTAGATCTACGATTGCTTATCCTGGAAACAATACTATTGAATTTACATATTTTATACCATCAAACGATATGCCACCTGGAGTTCCTTGTAATGAAGCATACGACCTGGCACAAGGTTATATTAATAGTATGATTTACACTCAAACTTATTCAATTGAACCTCAATACAGAATAACGCATGTAAGAGATGTAGACCCCGTGGCGGCACTAAGACCAGCGATAGTAACTTTACATGAAACATTACATTTTGCGGGATACTATTTATTTATTTCTGCTGATGATTCAGGATCAAATGGTATGATAAATGGGTTATTTGATCCAGCCGCAATGGGATTCATGTACGATTCATATGCAAAAGAATGGAGATTATATAGACAATTGGATCAACTAACACTAGAAAATACGGTTCCACCAAATACAGATTGGACATTTAAACGACAAACATTCTTGAGAACAGATAGTCAAAGCGATTATGATGCTGGAACTTGGGAGGATATTGATTCGGGATCAATATAATTATATATTTATAAGAATAGTCAATGGCTCAGACAATAACATATGCAATAATTGATGGGGACTTTCCGATAACGGTTACCCTTAATTCAACATTAGATCCTGATAGGGTTCCTCCTCTTTATACAAACACACATACCGAATATGGAGAGTATAGTTTTGTGGGAATTCCAGATGGAAATTATATATTAACATTTATCGATGCTAGAGGTTGTTGGGAGGAGATAACAGGATGTTCTTTAAATCCCATTATAACAATAGTTTATAATTGTTTCTTTGATTTTACAATGTCTCAATTAGTTGGTGTATCTCCGTCGCCATCAATAATGGCAACAATAACGCCAACGCCATCAATGACACCAATGTCATCAATAACTCCATCAATAACGCCAACACCAACACCAACGATAACGCCAACATTACCTTGCGTGAGGCCAGAAGGTTTAACATATTACAGCTTTTGGAATAGATGGAATACTGTCGTTTTTTCAGATACATTAAATGAGGCGTGTGTCGCTTTTAATAATTGGTATAGTGGAAGTTATTCTGGGCGTGGTGGATGGGTTTCAAATACAAATATTGGAACACCAATATATACTGGTGATACTGGTTGTGATCTTATATCTCCAGATGGATATTGGATACTTGCATCAGGACAAATAGCAATCGCGGTGGTTCATATTGTTAATGGGCATATTTTTGAATATCCTCTATGCCCACAAACAACACCAACTCTAACACCAACTCTAACACCAAGTAGAACGCCAAGTAGAACACCAAGTCTAACACCAAGTATAACGCCATTAACAACGCCACCACAGACGGTACTTCTCACTATATACGCTTCAACTGACGGATCAGTTGGAGGTGTACCTATAACTGTTGGTTTCGATTATTACGCATATCCTTATTATACTTTAAGAGCGGCCCCAATGTCAGATGACCCGTCTTCGCCAACTCCACAATTTGAAGTAAATGTTATACCAGGATCAACTGTTCATTTTCTAATGCAAACAAATGGGCCAGCGTTTAATAATCTATATTTTGCTGGATCGACCTCACCTGGTCCTAACACAAATTATGATTATTATGGTAATATTATGCCTTATTCATATGTAATAAACTCTAATGTAGACATTTATTTGGTGGCACAAGTAATAATAACAACGCCATCAATAACGCCATCAATAACGCCATCAATAACTCTATCAATAACGCCAACGCCAACAATATCTATGACGCCATCAATAACTCCACCTTGTCAGACGCCTATCGCACCCGTCGCAACCGCAGCGTCGAATGTTCAAGAGTATAGTTTTACCGCTAATTGGCACTCAGTATATGGAGCAAGCGGGTACTTATTAAATGCTGTACTTGCTTCTAATGAGAGTGAATATCTCTATTCTGCAGATGTTGGTAATGTGTTCACAAAAAATATTACAGACGCCGAATGTAATACTGAATATCGCTATTATGTATATGCATATAATTCTTGCGGCGTGAGCACAATATCAAATAAAATAAATGTTACAACATCGATATGCCCACTACCATGTGTAAGGCCAGGAGGTTTGAAAGAATATGTTCTTTTCTATACCGATTCTCTTGGTTATAATTTTATTGGTTCACAAAGTGAAGCATGTGATGCATTATGTGTAGGTGAAGATTTAGCTATTGGGGGATTTGCGTTAAGTTTAACCATTGGACAAAAAGTATATGCTGGACCAGCTGGATCAACTTCCTGTGAGGTAGTTCCAACAGGATATTATATTACAATAGGGGAAATAGGAGTAGATTGGTGGCCACCGATGGTAGTATATATTGTTGATGGTATTGTTATGAGTTTTCCTGAATGTCCATCATGCCCAGAAATAATAGTTAATAATTATTATACGGCTGATTTATATACATGTTCTGGTGATGCTTGCGGCAGTTATCAATATAGTATGACCATTAATAATCCAGGTATACCACTACAACTTGATCGTTGGTATCCATATGATGATAGTGTAATATTAATAACGGGGATATATGAAGGAACAAGTATTAACTCAGTAACAGTTTTGATTGGTAGTGGATCTTCTTCATGTTTGGAGGCGTGTACAATTGACGCAAAATATGGATATAATGTTGTAATGTATAATTGTAATGGCCCATTATGTGGTGGAGTTGCTATAGATGAAGCTTTAATTCAGACACCTGAGTCTTTAACAATTGGGGGATTTTATCGTATGTTATATTTCTATGTATTTTATTCTGTTCAGATAGTAAGCGTTGGGCCTCTTGGAGGTCAGTCAGTATCAATAGTGGATGGTCCATTTGAATCCTGTGATGAAAACTGTGGAACGACTTATGGTTATAATGTTATGATGTATGATTGTGACGGCCCATTATGTGTCGGCGGTACGGAAACTTCAATCGAGACATCCGATGTCTTAATGATTGGGAAATATTATAGCATGTTATATTACTCTATATTATATTCGATTCAAATAGTAGGTCCTGCAACTGGTGGACTTTCCGTAACAATAGTGGATGGACCATTTACGATGTGTGATGAAGGATGTGGGACATCTGGAACAAGCGGAACATCTGGAACAAGCGGAACATCTGGAACAAGCGGGACATCTGGAACTTCAGGTCTTATTGACGGAGCCATATGTTGGTGTTGTACACCGTTTTGTTGTACTGTTTATACACATTCTGGATTCCTCGCTCGGAACAGATATATTGAGGTAACATTCTACCCATCGAATATTAGTATTGATGTGTTTGGCGCTGAGAGTACAGTACAGTATAAAGTAACTTTCTGTGGTACTTCATATTACGATACAGGAACAATTACATCTTTACCTCTTAATCCTGGTGAGACTGGTGCAGTGTCAGTACGTCTTAAGCTGAGAGAAGAAAATGTTGGTAGTGTATATATACGGAAAGATGAAAATGTACCGTGGATTTTGATAAATATACAGAATGTTTGTTAATAACAATATATATATGTATAAAGGAGAGTAAAATGTCGGCGACAATAAATTACACATTAAATTATGGAGTATACCCAATAACGGTTTCGATTTTTCCATTTATTGCTCCAAATCAAATACGAACAGTTCCAGGTACATATAGTTTTACGAATGTTCCAGATGGTAATTATATATTAACCTTTACCGATAGTGGAGGTTGTGTAATAGAATTACCAGCAAATGTGATGTCAACAACTCCATCATTATCTCCATCGAACCCAAGTAGAACTCCTAGTAAAACACCAACGAAAACACCAATAGCAACCCCAGATAGTACACCATTTGTACCTACATCAAGAACGCCATCAAAAACGCCATCAAAAACACCATTAACAACACCAAGTATTACTCCATTAATATCTATAATACCAAGTAGAACGCCATCAAAAACGCCATCTGTTACTCCAAGTGTAAATCAAGGAAATATAAATCTTGTAATAGAATGTCAAACATATAATAATTCAGATGAAAATTGGGGAGGAGTGGTAATAATACCCACATCACCAACTGATCTTACATTTAGAAATAACTCAATTACAGCAAATACAAACGCGTATTTACTTTTAGCGGGAAATGAAAGTCCTACTGCTACAGATAATTATTTAGATGGAGCAATTATAACAGGAAATAAACTTACATGGACTGGAACAGTAAGAGGCGGTGGTAATCATGCTATAATGGTTGGATATAATATAAACGATATAATTAAATATAATTACTTAGATAAAACGCCATATGGTGTAGTATTTAAATCTGGTACCGATGCTGGTACTAATATGACATACACATCGGGTAGTTTTGCATACAATATAGTTAGAAATTCAGAAATTGGTGTTAGAATAAAGGGGATGAATGGAATCTTAATTTATAATAACACATTTTATGATGATTTAAATAGTGAAAATTTTTTCATTTATATTTCATCAAATGGTGATAGAGCAATTCCCACAGCATCAACTGGAACAAAAATTAAAAATAATATATTTTATTCAACTACAGGTAATTATATGATTTATGTTGATTCAGCGGCAGATTTAACAGGATTTGAATCAGATTATAACATATATTATACTACATCTGGAAGTGTTAGATTTATCTATCTAGGTTCATCAAAGACATTTGCTGAATGGCAAGCATTAGGATATGATACTCATTCTGTTGTAATCAATCCCAATTTTATTAATACGACAGGTTTAGTTCCCACTTCGAGATTAGATTATGGAACAGATTTAGGATCAATATGGCAGTATGGATTATCAACATCAGCAACATGGGTTGTATGCTCGACGCCTTCAACAACAAGTCAAAACGGAACATGGCAAGTTGGCGCCATAATTCATGACGCTGGAACCGTAATAGAATGTGAAACATATACCAATTCGAATACTGGAACATGGGATGGGGTTAACATATCAAGAAGTAGTCCTATCGTTTTCACATTCCGAAATAATTCTATTACATCTGTTAACTCTCAAGGATACCAATTACAAGCTGGAGACGAAGGACCAGGACCAACAAATAATAATCTTGATGGAGAGGTTATTACGGGCAATCAGTTTATATGGAATGGAACAGATGTGGCAAGTACAATAACACATGCGTTATTTGTAGGATATAATATAAATTGTGTTATAAAATATAATTATCTTTACAGGGGACCAACAGCTATGGTATTAAAATCCAATGGTATGACCTACACATCAGGAGGCGTTGCATATAACATTATAAATAGAACCGGATGCCTCGGAATAGCTGTAAAAGGTATGGATGGAGTTAAGATTTATAATAATACATTATATACCGATGAAGTTGTATGGACTTCTAATGATCAGCCAGGGATGGCGAGCGGTCTTATAGATGTTTTTGAAAATGATGCTCAAAGTGTTCCTTCCACTAATACCACTATAAGAAATAATATTTTCTATACGAAGCATCAAGTTAGAAATATATTAATAGAAGACTCTGGTAGTTTAGAGGGATTTTCATCTGACTATAATGTGTTCTATTGTGAAGACGGTGATCCTATGTTTGGATACCCAGGTGAAGACGACATAACTTTTGCACAATGGCAAGCGCATGGATATGATCTTAACTCGGTTGTTCTTAACCCAAATTTTAAAAATTTTACTGATTTTGTTCCTGGTTATCGCCTTGATTATGGAATAGATTTAGGAGATGAATGGAAAACAGGATTGTCCACATCGGCAACATGGGATGAATGTGTTACACCCCTAACAGAAGATCAAAACGGAACAGTAGAACGAAACGGAAGGTGGCAAGTGGGGGCTAGGATTTATGGCGGCGTTGTTGTACCTGTAACTAATTATTTAGGGTCGTCGCGTAATATTACTAATATAACTGTAAACGATGTATCAGTTTCAGGATTTTCATTTCCGATAACGCCTAATGGTGAAACTATAGAGGGACACACTCACGAAATAGGGACATATAGTGTTAAAGTATTTCTCAGTGGAACATCAACGGGTGAATGCGTAGTAATAAGCGGATATAATGAGGCTCCAATAACCACCTCTGGAGAAAGTGTTATTGAGGCTATTATCGAGACAGGTGGAGGGGTATCCGTGGATTATTCAAACACTCCATGTTAATTTTAAATATATAGATAATACAGAAATTTAAAATGGGAGATATTAAAATAAAAGTAACCGAAATTACAATACCTAACAACTTTAAAATATTATATAAAGCTGGTATTACTCCATATCCATTTAATGGAGTTACTTGGACGCTATATACGGGAGTCACAGGAAACACAGAATATATTGGAGGAACGGAAACGATAGATATGATTGGTAATTTTGATTATGATGAGCAATACTGGATTAAAGCGGAAGAAGTATCATATCCAGGACGATGGATGATTAAAAATATATTGATAAATAACGAGATTGCGTATCAATCAGTTATTCCATAATATTTTTATAAAAATCAGATAATTATATATAAAAGAATAAAGATAATGCCATTCAATGTAACTATAACAGTAATTCCAACAACCACAAATGCTGGTAGCTTTAATATTTATCAATTTATATATGATAATTATGGCAATCCACAAGTCGACCCATTTTTACTGGAATCTAATGTACCGACATCAAGTTTAATTGCAGGGTATACCGTTATAGTAGATGATAGGTTTTATGGATTTAGATTAGTAAATAACAATGATCGTGGTCTTGGTTGTGATACATCATTTATAGAAAAATTTTTAGTAACACCCACATTAACACCCACGGTAACGCCATCAGTAACACCACCGCCATCGGTAACGCCGTCAATAACGCCATCAATAACGCCACCGATAACGCCATCGATAACGCCATCGACATCGATAATGCCAGTATTACAATTAATTGTACAAAATATATCAATAAATTCTATTTTTAGCATTACAGATGTAAAAATTGACGGAAATACGGTAACATTATCAAATCCATATCCTCTTACGGGTATTACTCAAGGATCTGCAAATGTGCCTTTAATTGGAAGCGTAATAACAATATATACAAGTGGTGTAGATGTTACGAATCCATCAACTATAAATATTAATAACGGATTGGGATTATATACTAATTGTATAGCTGTGCCAGCTAATACATCTGGCAGTCCATATACATTTAATAGCGTACCAATTAATGCGGGATTTAATATCACTATTAGCCTTTTAGAAGATAATGATACTTGTATTCCAGCGTCACCATCAGTGACGCCATCGATGACGCCATCGATAACACCATCGATAACACCATCGCCACTGCCATCAAGAACGCCATCGATGACGCCATCGATGACGCCATCGATAACACCATCAATAACACCATCGATAACACCATCGATAACACCATCGATAACACCATCGATGACACCATCGAGGTCATTACCGCCGCCACCATCGAGAACGCCATCGATGACGCCATCAAGGTCATTACCGCCGCCACCATCGAGAACGCCATCGATAACGCCATCGATAACGACATCACCGGGAACACCGCCAGCAAATTTGATAATGACTTTCGTAACAAATTCAAGAACGCCAGATACATTTCATGCCACAGTTGATACTGTTTCAGGACTGCTTAATTGGGATATGGGTGATGGATCATGGCCTTTTAATATGAATTCGTTTTCATATACATATGGCCTGATGCATCCTGCATATGGAAACAAAACAGTTACTCTAAGTAAAGGAACAACAGGTGGAGCTAGTAGTATTACTCAATTGGAATTACCTGGAGATGGTATAGTTGGAACATTTAATATTTCAAATTTAACGGGTTTAGTAATTTTTGGAATGTCCGATAATCATGATCTTCTAATGATAATAAATCCATCGTCTAACGCCTCCATACAATCCTATATAGTTCGTAATTGCAATTTAACTGGAACATTAGACATATCTGGACTTTCGAGATTAGGTGGAAATTTCTTCGTAGATGGCAATTTGAATCTTACTCATATAAATAATCCAACATCAACACGACTAATTAGATATACAGCAATTGGTTGTAATTTAACTGGAACATTAGATATATCTGGGCTTTCGGGATTGGGCGATATGTTCAATGTATCCTGGAACCGTTCTCTCACAACTATAATTAATCCAACATCAAACAAATCATTTACATATTTTGGGTATATTGCAGAAAACTGTGGTTTATTAGGAGAATTAGATGTATCTGGCCTTTCAGGTTTAGGAGGAACTTTTAAGGTGAACGGCAATCCTGGCCTTGAGTCAATAATTAATCCAATATCCGATCAACTATTTACGGACTACTGGGCGTATGGTTGTAACTTAACTGGTACATTAGATTTATCTGGACTTTTGCGTTTAGCAGGATCAATAGCGTTAAATGAAAATCCACTTCTTCAATATGTAATTAATCCAACATCGATAGGCGCGATATCTTACTATGGAATTTGGAGTTGTGATTTAAGAGGTACTTTAGATTTATCGGGACTTTTGGGATTAGGTGGAATATTTTCTGCAGCAGATAATAAATACCTTCAAGGCATAAACAACCCAACTTCAACAGAAATATTTACAGTATATCACGCGTGGAGTTGTGGCTTAACAGGCATTTTAGATTTATCGGGGCTTTCGGGATTAGGTGGGGAGATTATCATTGCTGATAATATAAATCTCACACAGATACTTAATCCAAATTCATCACAAATAATTAATAATTATAATGTGGAACTATGCAATTTAACTGGCACTTTAGATGTATCTGGTCTTTTAGGATTGGGAGGTGTTTTCCGTACAAGATCATGTGCAAATCTTACGACGATATTATTTCCAACTGCATTCACTCAGCCATTTACAGAGTTTTTAGTTGATTGGTGCTCATTAAATCAAGCTACCGTCAATAATATACTCGCTAAATTAGATGCGTGGTATAGTAGTCATCCACCTACAACTGATTTATATCTTTATCTTAATAATGGGGCTAATAGTTGTCCAACCAATGGAAATTCAAATACAAATTTACAACATTTAATAACCATATTTAATAATAATGGTCGTACTCTTAATTGGGCTATAAATCCTTGTTAATAATAAAATATGAATTAATTTAATATATATTTATAAGAAATGAGTTTTTTACAATCAAATAGTTCAGGAATTCTACCAGCAAGGATTACCCAGTATGGTAGAAGAAAAATTGCCCAAGGTAATTTTAATATTGCATATTTTCAAATCGGCGACTCCGAATTTGATTACGCATTTTCCGAATTTGATGGTATGAATAATCCTCCACAAAAAGTTCTTACACCTCTAGATAAAGATTCTCAAGTAAAATATCCATATAAGGTCTCAGAATCAACATTAACCGGAACAACATATGGAATTCCATTACAATTTTCAGAAACGAAAATTGTCACAAACAATATAGGCCCAGCGGGATATGTTTCAGAATATATGTCGTCAGGTACATCGGTTCAAACGATTTATCAAATAGTTGATATATCAGTAATAAATGGTACAAATATACTAGCGGTCACCAGTGGGGCGGCATTTAATAACACGCAGTATATCACAATCATAATGGATTATTTGGGAGGAAATAGCACAATAAGAGGAAACACAACATCTTTGGTTTATAAAATAACAGAAATTGTAGGTAATACATTATTGTTAGATCGAGATTTACCAGATTTATCATCTTTAAGTGCTAAAAATATTACAATTATATCTAATGAATATTCAGGAAGTACATTAATATGTGGAGAAATTGTGGCGAACGAAGAACAGCAAGCTTCATGGAATTTGGCGAATGTTTGGAGTCAAAAACCCGCAGGGATGGATTATGGATTAACTTCACCTTATGATGTTACTGACGAAAGTTTAACAGGATATACAAGTAATGTTTTTGTATCGGCAAAAGAATTTTTCGGGTATAATACATCATCTGGACAAACATATAATACGGGAACAACTATTACAAATTCCTTTGGTGACGATATTATGGTATTACCAGAAGAACAACATTCTCTAAGTATTGTACATTTCTCCAAGACTGGTAATGCTTCAATAGACCCGGATTTAGCATTTAAATATGAGGATTATATTTCTCATTCAACAGTCGATGATATTGAATACTTTCAAGTTTATATTCCTTTTATGCATTATGATAGAAATACAGGCACGACTATCGGTGGATTATTTTTAATGGATTCAGTAGACTATTATATTAGCTCATCAGCTATGGATACTCGAAATAATCAAATAAAATATAGATATTTGATAGATGAAAATAATAATAGAGTCGGTAAAATTTTTGTGAACCATAAAGTTATTGTTTTTGACGATCAGGAAATAGTTGCGATCTTAGATTATAAATCAAATAGGAGATATACATTACCAATACCAAGAATATCCATAATACCTATAGATTCAAAATGTAATCAAAATGGTGGGGCGATAACTCCATTATTAGGTGGAACGGGTGATACTGTTTTTGTTTCTTATCTTCTTCAATATAGTGGTGATTTACAATATAATGGTTTACATTGTAATCATTATTCTAAAATCGTAGGGACAGAACAAACTGGAGATGTTTCTATTAAATTTAGTGACAATTGTTTTACATTTATGAAGACATCGTTGGCCGATAGTACAAATGGGTATATCGCGGACACATTTAAAATCTTAGTACAAAAAGTAGCCACAGGCCAACAGCCAGATCCTACATTATGGACAATCATTGATTTCACAGATCTAATACCTAATCATACTAGCGGATTAATTGACCCAAATAATTTAAAAGGAGCAAGATTTATTATAACTTACGATGATTATGATAATGGAACTAGATATGATTTAGAAAGTTATATAGGATTATTACCTGATGAGCCGTCTACCTTACCTGAATTTGGTGACGACCAACCATTTACAGGTAGTGTCAAATTAGTAAGAGCCACAGATATTGAAACATTAAGGTTTTTAGTTAATTTACCATCAACCGATTTTACAACAACTCAAAATCCTTCATATGTTTTAGGTAAACCTAAAAGATTTACTGAGGTCGCTTTGTTAGATGAAAATAAAAATGTATTGGTCATCGCGAAGACATCTAGTCCTGTAGTTAGAATAGGATCACAAGTAGTTGCTGTTAAAATTGATCTTTAACTCTTTACAAAACGAAAAATATTCATTATCTATTGATTTATATACTAAATTAAATGGAGAATGAATTAAAATTGAAGAATAAACCAAAGATTCTCGGACTTGATATTTCAACCAAGACAATCGGCTGGGCAATATTCGATATGAATAACTCGACCTTATTAGAGGCGTCTCACTTTACGCCTAAAATTAAACCTTTACCTGAAGATAAGATCGAGGAATTAATTAAGAAAGCTGATGCGTTTAAACATCATCTTGAAAAATATAAAGATTATAATATTGTACGCGTGATAATTGAAGAACCTCTCTTGCAGGCTAACAATATTTATACCGTTGGAACTCTTATGAGATACAACGCGATGATATTAAAAATGTGTTATGATATATTTGATACCGTTCCATCATTTATTTCAACATATAACGCAAGAAAGTATGCATTTCCCGATTTATTCAGGGAGAATAATAAAGGAAAGGTTGTATTATTTGGGGGATTTCCTGTTGATACGGATAAGAAGCGTATAATATGGGAACATGTTAATGCCGTTTGTCCAGAAGTTAATTGGATATATGATAAAAACGGAAAATTAAAAAAAGAAAACTTCGATATCTCCGACGCCATTACTTGCATAATTGGCCATATTAATATGATAAGATCGAAGGGTTAATATCATATTTTGATTTTTTAATATCTCTATTTATTTTACTACAAAGTGGCTGTAAGTTAGTATAATGATTTAAATTAATTACATCTTCTTCTGTTTTAGCAATAGAAATTGGTATAATATGGTCAATATCCCACCCATAATTAATTTCGCCATTGTATTTACCATAATTATCCCAAGTCATCCAATTCTCGAGCCGTGATTCGATATAGGTTTTAAATTCTTTAAATGTACATCCTAATATTTCATGTGTTCTACTTGTTTTTTTATATCCATTCTTCTTAAATGACGCATAAATTGATGATCTAATGGTACATGTTAAAGCAAATATAGGATCAATTTTTCTCTTTTTATTTCTATATATATTCCTAACTTGCATTTTTCGTTCTTTATTATTAACATAATAGATATTATGAGATTTTAGAATTTTTTCTTTATTCTTTTCATAATGTCTTTTTGATGATATCTTCATTTTTTTCAATAATATATCTCGATGATCATTATAGTATTGTTTTGATTTTTCATTTAATGTGTTTTTATTTAATTGGTGATAATTTCTTGAACGAATATTATCTTGTTCTTTATTATTTTCATAATATATTTTTTGTTTTTTTAGGAATGATTCTTTGTTTTGTATATAATAAATTTTCTTTTTTTCATTTAATATGTCTTTATTTTTTTCATTATATTTATTTATAATTTTTCTTCTACATTCTTTACATTCGCTTCTATACCCATTTTTTGTATCTTTACGAATATCGAACTCATTTAACAATTTTTCGACATTACATTTTGAGCAGATTTTAGTTTTTATATTTTCTATTTTGATGTCCATACATTAATAAATATACACTATTTTGTTGATATTTACAATAAATTAGTGTATATTTGATTTATCATTTCATTTATGATATGATCATTTTTAAATGAGCGGAAAAGTTGGTGTCTTTTCCGCTTTTTTTGTCTTCGATTTTTTTTTCTCGTTTTTTTTTCGTATAATTGTGCCATTATGATCGAATCTATGGTAGAATATGAGCCGATAGTTGATATATTAATCGATATTTTCGGAAATTTTAAGAATCACAACGAATCTGCTGGTCAAATAAGTGTAGATTGTCCAGTGTGTTCTTATGATATAAAAGGTCTCGATAAGGGAGATGGTAAAGGAAATCTCGAAATAAATTATAAAGAAGGGGTCTATAAATGTTGGTCATGTGCGGAGACTCATGATACTCATGGCAGATTACATTGGTTAATAAAAAAATATGGATCGCGCCAACAGCTCAAGAAATTTGATTTACTAATGCCTGAAGAGTCAGGCGAAATACAAAAGAAAATATATGAGAGAGTAAAATTACCAAAAGAATGTATTCTATTTGAAACCAAAAGTATAGGAATAAAATTAACTCATCATTATAAAAAAGCATACAATTATCTCAAACAACGAAATGTAACTGATGAGATGATTAAAAGATATAGGATTGGTTTTTGTTATCAAGGTAAATACTCTAATAGAATCATTATTCCGTCATACGACGCGGATGAGATTTTGAATTATTTCGTTGCTAGGTCATACGAAGTAAAACCGTATAGAAAATATGATAATCCTAAAGCGGAAAAACAATTAATAATTTTTAATGAATTTCTTATCAATTGGAACGAACCAATTTATATTGTTGAGGGCCCTTTCGATTCTATATTTGTGCCAAATTCGATCCCAATGCTGGGAAAAAAATTGAGTGATTTATTATTCAATATGTTATATGAGAAGGCAAAGAAAGTTGTTATCGTTCTCGATGGAGACGCGTTTGCAGATGCTGAGAAACTTTATCATAAATTAAACGGAGGCCGACTATTTGGAAAGATATGGATATCTAAACTTCCGGAAGATAAGGATATTGCCGATTTAAAAGGAGATTTAACAAATTATTCACCATATCAATTTAATTAATTATTATATCAATGGAAAATTACAGAAAGTTAATGAAAGAACGATATGATTTATATTTTTCTCTGAGATTTCGTCCCGAACAAAAAAATTAAATATAATAATATGGAAACTGCAAAAGATTTAGCTTTAAAAGCATGGAAAGACGCAACAGAAGGTAAAATACCAACTAAAGAACATTTTGAAAGTTGGTGGTCGCAATGGGTTTATATTAAAGATCATAGAGATAGTTTAGAACCAACGCATAATGTTTATGTTGATGGCCATCGATATATAAAATTAGATTAACATTAAAAATATGGATTTAAAAGAAGTATCGGAAGAAATCAAGACGATTTTAGAAGAAAAAAGGAAAGAACGCAGGTTATCATTCGTAGAGTCGAAACATATCTACTATATGATGGATAATGGAGGACAAATGAGAAGTGGATTCCCGTCGGTATCCAAACTAATCAAAAACTTTCATAAACCATTTGATGGACAGGCGATATCGTTCAATATGGCTAAGGGTGATACTGAGAAACAGAAACAGTTATTGGCCGAATGGGCACAATCAGGTAAAGATTCAGTTAATCTTGGTAGTAGGGTTCATTATGAGTTGGAAAAATATATAATTGAACAATATGACAACTATAAGGAGGTAAGACAACCCGAATTTGTTATTAATGAAGAACAGAAAATCAAAAGCGATAAGATGATTCAGGCTGGTAAAGACTTCATCGGGTTAATGCACGAAAGAGGAGCGGTTCTTCTTGATACTGAAATGGTATTAGGAGATCCAACAGAAGGTTATGTTGGACAGCCTGATAATACATGGTTAATGATGATGAAAGGTCAGGATGACTTCGGATTTGTTGTTACCGACCATAAGAGCGGTCAGCCAAAGAATTTTGAGGTTTTCCCATATACAGGTAAACTCTATCCACCATTTCAAGATTACCACGACAATGCTCTTGGTAAGTATTGTTTACAGATACCATTGTACGGTAGGTTGTTATTGAAAATGTTAGAAGGATCTAAATTTGAAGGTAAAAAATTCCTCGGAGGAGTCATAGCATTAATGAAAGAAGACGCTACCTTTGTTGAATATAAAGTTCCTCAACCGATTACCACAACGATATTAACAATGAATTTAAAACCTTTTCTGAAATAAAAAATGAATTATGATACATAAGATCGTCCACCTTTCCGACATTCACATTCGTAATAATCAGTTACATGGTTTGTATAAGAAACAATTCGAAGAGTTATTAAACGATTTACAAAAAAAATTGTATACCGATAATGATGATCTTCACTCATTTGAAGTTAGAATTGTAATGACTGGAGACATTTTCCATCAAAAGATAAGTATTTCAAACGAACAACTTATGTTAGCAAGTTGGTTTATTAAAGAACTAACTGCGTTAGGTAGAGTTGTTATTATTCCAGGTAATCACGATTTCTTGGAAAATAATATGGAACGATTGGACAGTATAACGCCTGTAGTTGAATTATTAGATATGGATAGTGATCTACAATATTTTAAAGATAGTGGAATATATAGTGATGAAAACATTAAATGGGTTGTCTATTCATTATATCAACATAATGTGAGACCTGAGTTTAAGAAAGAAGATGGGTTTTATGTTGGGTTATTTCACGGGCCAATTCAAGGAATGTCGACTGATTTAGGATTCACATTTGATGATGCATACGATAGATTAAATTTTGTCGATCTTGACCTTCTTTTATGTGGAGATATACATAAAAGACAAGTTTTTAAATTACCCAATGGTGGTGATGCTGTAATGGTTGGGAGTTTATTACAGCAAGACTTCGGGGAAAATGTTAAATATCATGGATATGGCATTTTTGACATGAAAACCAAAAAATATACATTCCACGATTTACCAAATGACCAACCATTTTTACATTATAGAATATATGACATTAAAGACATTGAAACCGAAAGCGAACAACTCGTTAATCTTGGATGATGAGTTTTTTCAGTATTGTGAATTAAACAATATTGAAGATGTTCAGAAGTTGGCGAGAGAAACTTTTAAAAAAGGATTTGATTTGTTAAAGTATGGTGATATACCAGTAAATAAATTAATTCCCTCGGATAAGATTGAGAAAAAATACACAAAATCCGAGTATATCGAGAAAGAAGATGTTGTTGTTAAAGAAACGACATCTGATCCCATAGTTTTTTCGCATCCAAATTCAGTATTGCCAATGGTGGAAATTAAAAGAGAAATAAAAGAGAAAGTTGATAAGATAGTGGAAAAAAATAGTATATATGATGAGTAAAATGGAAAATATTTTCTTTTTCTCGTTTTTTTTCGTTATTATTGAAAAATATTCACCTTTAAATATGAAAATATGAGTGACGGGCTAACAGATATGTCGAGAGGTTATGATGAGGACGAATCATCACGCCAATGGAGTCTAATAATACTAAACAGTGAACTCAAATCAGAGAATGAAGATCTGAAAACTAGATTAACAGATTTGTTATTCGAAATGAACTATAATAAACAAACTGAGCTTATTGAATTTCTCAGGGAGATATATGATAGTGTCATAATGGAAATGGAAGAAATAGATATATCATCTAGGGATGAGATTCTTTTTAGTTTGAAGAAAAATATTGAAGAATTTGCTAAAAATAATAAAATCAATATAAATGGATAAATTAATTTTATGGATGTTGATAGCATATGGAATGTCAACAATTATTGTTTACGGACATATATTCGATAGACCTCGTGAATGGGTGATTAGTAAATCGGATTATTGGGGTCAGTTTATAACATGTATGTTGTGTATCCCTACATGGGTAGGGTTCTTTTTATCGTTTGCGTTGGGTGGGCTCACCAATGCGTATTTTGACACGGGCAATTTCACATTCTTTTTTGATGGAATGTTAACTGCTGGGTCAGTTTGGGCCATAAATGCTTTCGTCGAGTTCTTCGAGGAAAGTAGAATTAAATAAATTAAAATGAGTGATCTAGAAGGTAATTACAGAAACAGCGGAATGGAAGTAAATTATAATGACAAACCAGAGAGACAAGACGCGATTAATATATTAAAAATTATTAAAAATTGGGACTTGGAAGAAAATCCCACAGAGAGACGAATTGACTTATTACACAAAGGTAAAAAATGCGGTGTGGATGTTGAACAAGGTCATTGGCTCGGTAAATATAGAGATCAAAAACCATATAATTTTAATCAATTTACATTACAATATCCAACGGGAAATTTTCAGACACGAAAAGAAAAATACCTTAAAGAGTATCATGAAGAAGTTAATGATTGGGGAAACTTAAAAACATATCACACACCAGATTTCAGAGATAATTCATTGATTAGATTTAATGAAGATCGTAATGAATTCTTTTTTGTTGATCATGAAATATATCAGAAAAAACTAAAAGAAGTGGGATATTGGAAACCACATACTGTTCGTCGGAAAGATCCGGAATACTGGATGTGTTGGGAGTTGAATGTTTTGGTATTTTGGATTAAAGAGAATGGCATATGGATAATAGATAGAACTTTAGAAGATCCAAAAGTATATAAAGATTATCTTGACAATTATAGAATAGAAAGAGAAAAATATTTAAACGCAAACAAAAAATGAGTTACAAAAATCCTTTTATCAAGGTCGAATGGGAAGATACTCCCGAAAATTTGACTGTGGAAAGAATTAAGCGAGTAAAAGAATATTTCAAACAGAAATATAACGCCGCTGATGTAAAAATCGTTGTTAAAACTATCAGTAATAATACAATGACTAAATTGAAGTCATTGGATGTTAGTGATAATATAATGGATCCTCAAAACCAGAAAAATCTCATCAAGGAATTTATTGCCGAGAACAAAATAGATATTAAATGGGAAATGATTGATCGACTTGATAATAAGATCAATGGTGAGATTGGTAAATCAATAACAGGCAAAATCAGGTATAATAAATGGGAGATTAAAAAGATCGTCTTTTCAAATTTTCTTTCTTTTGGGGACGAAAATGTTCTCGATATTGAGCATCTTGACGGTATAACAACGGTTGAATCTAATCCCGAAAATTTTGGTGGTAAATCCACAGCTACTGTGGATTTGCTTCTATATCTCTTTTTTAACTCAACAAGTAAATCAAAAACAGCCGCCGAAATATTCAATACATTCAGAGATTGTAACGAGGTGTTTGTAAAAGGATATTTGGTAATTGACGATATAAATTATATCATTCAAAGACAGATAACCAGAAAGAAAAGTAAAGCGGGGGAATATACTACAAAAAGTGAGTTGGAATTCTATAGAACAGATGAGGAAGGTAATGTTGTTAATTTAGGTGAAGAACAGCGAAGAGAAACAGAAAAGGTTATAATGTCAGCTATCGGTACTGAAGAAGATTTTTTAATGACCATTTTAACCACAGGTAGGAATCTTGAAGATCTAATTGATTCCAAACCAACAGCAAGAGGAGCTGTCCTTACGAGGTTCATGGGATTGGAAGCTTTCAAAATAAAAGAAGAAGCATGTAAGACTATGTATAATGAATGGAGTAAAAAACTCGTTTCAAATACATATAATATATTTCAATTGACAAGTGATAATGAGAATCATCAAAATTTCATTAATAATGCTGGTGTGGAGACAATGAATCTCAGTAATGATTTGGAAAGGTACATATCAACATTAAAAGATCTGGAAACAAGACGAGATACCGCTCTGCAGTCAAAAAATAACGATATAGATAAAGAATTAATTAACACGAATCCAACATTATTGAAAAGGGAGATTGATGAATTAAAAACAAAACAAACCTCTAGTAAAACTCAAGCTGGCCTGATTAATGTAGTTGAACCATCGAAATATTATTCGGAAGAAGATCATGAGAAGTTAAAAAAAGAAATAAATGATGAGATTTTTAATAATAAGTTAAATTCAGATTCTATTACACGAAACGAGACGACTGTAAGACAATTGGAAACTGGAAGTGTATGCCCGACATGTAAAAGACCGTTGGCAGACATTGATCATTCTAAAGAAATTACAGAAGGTAAAGAATTAATCCAGTCTTTATACTCTATTAAACTTGAAAAGGAATCGAAAATTGCAACATTAAAAGAAAATGAATTAGTTTTTGCTAAGCTAAAAACGGAATATGATGAATATGAAAGAAATAAACTCCGTAAAGCAAAATATGAACTAGAGGTTGAACAGAAACAACTCGAAATTGATCGTAGTCAGACTCGGTTAAATAATTATGATAACAATAAATTAAAACTCGAACACAATCAGAAAATTGACGGTGAGATAATTATACTTAAAACTAAAATTGATACCATAAATGCAGATATGCGTTTAACAACGGCTAAAATTGAAAAATATCGAGCCGATATTGTTAATCTCAAGGAAAAAATTATTATAAATCTCGATCTGATTAAGAAAATCAAATCCGAGGAAGAGTTGATAGCGGTTTTCAAAGTATATTTGACGATCTTCGGAAAAAATGGTATATCAAAGGTCATTTTGAGGAATATGATACCGATTTTGAATCAAGAGCTACATAGACTACTTGCTGATAGTTGTAATTTTGATGTAGAGTTGAATATAAACGACAAAAACGAGCTGGAGTTCCTGATGATCGACAATGAAACAAGGATCGTTAAACCTCTTGCAAGTGGGTCTGGGTACGAAAAAACAATTGCATCTTTAGCAATCCGTAGCGTTTTGACAAAAGTGTCGTCTTTACCAAAACCGAACATCGTAATTATGGATGAAATTTTTAAAGGTGTAGCAAATGCGAATCTGGAGTTAATTGGTGAATTCTTTAAGAAAATTAAGAATTATTTCGAACATATTTTCGTGATATCACATAATCCCCTAATTCGCAACTGGTCAGATAATTTAATAATGGTTAAAAAAGATGACAATGTGTCGTATATTGAATCCGTAACAATGAAAATATCGTAGTTTTTTGGAAATACGGATTATTTGTATTATATTTGTATAAATTAAAATTAAATATATTCCTATGCAGAAATCAAGAATCGTTAATTCAGATGAGGTTCAAAATTATTTAAAAGATTTAAAGAAAATTCCAGTAATCACACATGAAAGACAAGACGAGATTTTTAAACTATTAAAAGACAAGAATATAACAGAAAAAGAAAAAGAAAAAATTTATAACGAGTTAGTTATCGGAAATTTAAGATTTGTGGTCTCAGTAGCGAAGCAGTATCAGGCACAGGGACTTGATTTATTAGATTTAATTTCTGAGGGTAATATCGGATTGCTTAAGTCCGTCGATAGGTTCGATCCATCGAGTGGTTTGAAGTTTATTTCATATGCAGTATGGTGGATTAAACAATCTATAATGGCATCATTAAATGAAAATTCAAGAACCATTCGTATACCCTCTAATTTAATACAGGAAACTCAAAAAACGCATAGAAAAGACGATTGTAGCGGATATAGTGATAATTCAAATACAAATGTATCTGAATTATCATATACATTGCCGTATTGTGTTCATCTGAATCAAGAAATAAATGAAGAAGGCGACGAGTTAATTGATATCATCAGGGACCCAAATGAACACA